GCGGAATCATGTCAGGCGCGATCGGCCCACCGGGACCACCGGGCGGGAGAGCTCCGGGAACGGGCGCCATCGCACCAGGCGGCGGAGGCGCAGCACCCGGGGGCGGAGCAGACAGCTGCATCAGCGTGTCGAGCTCCTGAATGAATCGCGTGAGTAGGCTGATGTTGAACTCGGCCTTTGCGCGCTCATCGGTCGGCAACGTCGCTTGGTCGATCCGGGCACGGAACCACGCGGACGCGAATCGGCGCATCGCCCCGACCTTGTTGACAATGAACGCCTCGGGCGGCTGGTACTCGCCGGCATCCCACGTCTCGCGATCCGCATCGAGGTAGCGCTCGATGAGCATGTCCAAATACTCGGTCTCGGCGTTCTCGACGCTCATCTCCGACTCGAGGTCGGGCCAGTTCAGGAGCTGCTTCGTTGCCTCCTGCGAGATGAGCCCCGACTTGTACATCGCCTCGACGTAATCGAGCCGCCCCGCCGGGTCGTGCGGCAGAGCAGACGCGGGAGCAACGGTCGTGCTGAACGCGTCGTCCTCCACGTCGTAGTCGCTGAACTTGTAGGCGCGAATGAGCGACTTGCCCGCCCAGTGCACGGCAAAGTCCGGGTTCTCTTCAGCGAGTTCGCGTAGTCGCCAAACCCACTGATGCGCGAAGTCAACGAAGCACTGCTCGTAGCGCTGCCCTTTCACGAGCTGGCGTCCGGCTTTCGTGTCGTTCAGCGTCTGGATTGCAATGCCGCTCGAGACGCCCTGCTCGCGACGCGCCGCCGCTGAGACCTGCGAGATACCGATCCCGTCCCAGAACGCCTGCACCTTGAACTTCAGGTAGTCCATCTCCATCGGATGGAACGGCATCGGCGTTTCGGTCTGCGGGAACTCGTGCCCCGGCTCGACCGCAATGTTCGTGACCGGGTCGTTCTGCGCGAGGTCGTCCGGCTTGAGCGATCCTTCCCGGTACCAGCGCTTGAGCCCCGAAGCGATCTGCTCGCGGACGTACAAGCGCATGTCGAGGTTGTCCACCTCTTCGCTCATCGCGCCGCCCTCGTCGCCAATCCCGGACGCCCAGAACCCGTCGCGCCACGGCTCCCACATCAGGAACACGATGGGCGGCGCCGGAGCGGTCCAATCGCCGTAGTCCATCGTTACGCCGCCAATCTCGCAAGCCCAGTGCCCAGGCTCGTCCTTCGATGGCGGCATGTGCCACGCGAAACCGAGCTCCACGACGCGCACCGCTCGGGGCCGCGACTCGCGCGACATGTTGCCGAACCACTCGTAGGGCTTGGCTGTTTCGATCGCGCGCCGCTTCTCGCTTGCGCCCTTGCCCGAGCCTTCCGCGTACTGCGCGATCGCGTCGTCAATCGCAATCGGCATCCGAAGAAAGAAGTTGGTCGGAACGCGACCTTCCGCCGGGTCCACAAACACGTCGGGCAACGGAATCAGGTGATGCTCGATTCGCTCCTGCGCCTTGTTCGCCGTGACGAGGATGGGCGCGCAGCCCTGCAACGATGCGTCCGCCCCCGCGTCGATCATCATCGCCCACAGGTTGATCCACCGGCCCTGGCGCTGGTTGATGATGCCTTCGCAGATCTTGTCGAGCTTGTACGCCTTGCGACGCTGCGCCCACGTCGCCCCAAGCGTCTGGAACTGTGGCTTCGGTTTCTGCGGCGCGTAGATGTTCGCGACCGCGCTCGAGACGGCCGATCGAATCAGTCGGAGCCGCTCGCGCTCGAACTCTGCAACCGGGTCTTCGCAGTACGAGTACGCCGAGTAACCCGACATCGGCCGGCCCTCGTACAACTCGAGGTTGCGAATGTAACGTGCGCGGCGTGACGCTTGCGCGGTTTTGAAGTCGGCGAGCAGCTTGTCGATCTCGGCCCCCTGCTCGCTCGGTGGCAACGAGTACCAGGGGCGGCCGGCGAATTCCTCGCGGATGGTGCGGGACGTGCGGCGGGCGGCCAAGCTACTCCGCCGCCTGCGCCTCAGGCTCGATCACGGCGAGAATCTCCTCTTCGCGCACCATGCGGTAGTTTCCGCGCTCACCATCGACAGCCGCCACGACCGCGTTTTTCTCGTTCGAGCGCGGCGCGTCGCCGACATCGAAGCTCGACCAGTTCGTCTTGTCCCCGCAGAGCGCCGAAACGATGACCACGTCTCCCGGGCGGACCGTATTCGGGACCAGTGCGCCAAGCCGAGTGAAGCGCCCAGGTCCGGAAGCGATCACGCGGGCCTTGCGGTGCTCGCTTGCTCGGTCCGCGGCCAGTCGCGCGAGGTGGATGCCGGAGCTCGTGCGGGCCTCGTGGGGGAGGAGCTCGAGGAGGACGTTGTCTGAATAGCAACGCAAAGCCATCAGTTCTCCTCACCGCAACTGACCTTGCTCGGAATCGACGCGCCCGACTCAAGCGCTCGTAAGCATGCCAGGCAATTGATGCACGGCGAGTCCGGGAACGCCCAGTCGAAATCGATAGGGCTCAGGCTAGCGTCGGGCATGATGTAGCCCACGGCTCCGCACTTCGCGATCACGACGTTCCCGTCCGGATCCGGATCGGCCGCATGAGCCAGCGCCTTCACAGCGGCGCCCCATGCCCGCCCACGTCGAACACGAGCGTTCGAAGCCCATCTGGGTTTTCGGGAGTTGGCATGCACCGCACCGACACCAGAACGACTCCGTCCGGCTGCCGCTCGATGGTCTCGACGACGCCGGAGCAGTCGTAGCCGTCGTTCAGGTGCGAGGCCGGCTGGTTGCCGCGCTTCACGGCGATGCTTTCTGTCGCACTGTTCCCGACGTACTCGCCTTTCGGGAACTTCCACCAGCGCATCTGCACCGGCTTCGACCAATCAACCTTCGGCGGGACTTCGGGGAGCTTTGCTACGGCTGCCATGAGTAGGCGCCCGAACATCTACGCCACGGAGGGGATACGCGAGCGGACGGACGGGCTGTTGCGTAGCGTAACGCCGCGGGTGACCGTGAGTCAACTAGTCACAGCGCGGAGACGCCTGACCCTGCCGTGGCGACCTGCGCGCGTGTACCTACAAGCCTTACAGACGCCCAGCCGTCCGCCATGTCCCTCCTTGTGCTTCTCGAAAAAGTCTAGAGGCCACCAGTCCTTACACCTGAAACACTTGCGCTCTACTCCAAGTTCCGTCGTTCGCTGGTAAACGACATGCCTGCCCATCACCGAATCGCCCGGATCCGCTGCTCGAGCGCACCCCGCTTCCCGTCCCGAAGACGATTCTTCTCGATGACAGCCCGCGCCGCCCGCTCGCGGTTGCGTTCCTGCTCCTTCGCCTGCCACTCCGGCGACCCGGGGCGCACCGGCTCGACGTGCACCGCCTGCGCTCCGTACCCGAGAGCTACTGAACTAGCCAGTATCACGGCAGAAAGCTGGTCGCCGTGGCCCCTCAGCGTCCGTTGCACCTCGATGCGCTCGCCCCCGGACGGGAGAATGACGCCACGCGTCGCCCGCATCTGCTCAACCAGCACCGGATCGTCCCTGAACACGAACTCGCCCTGGAGCATCGCCATCCGGACGGCTCGGAACCGCGTCGCTTTCGACGTTTCGCCTTCGCCGGCTGTCCACGGCACGACCTCGACGAAGAGCCCCTCCCGGCGAGCCAATTCCTTGAACGAATAGCCCTCGTGCTGGTCGCAATAGACCCGCTTCGTGTCGTCGCCGCCCATCCCGTACCTGGCGCACACCTCCCGCTTGAACCGCGCGATCATCTCGCCCGGCGTGCAGTCCGGTTTCCACTGCCCAGACTCGTGCAGGACCGTTTCACGTGCAACGCCGCGCTTCGTGCTCGAGACCACCGCCCAGCCGAACCGATCCTGAGCGAAAGCCTGGTCGATCGCGACGTACGTTCGCATCCACGGCTCCCAGGCCGGAACCTCTGCTCGAGCAGCCCGCCCCACCCCGGCCCCGAACCAATCGTCCGTAACGCCCGAGCCCGGGATCGCTCCGTACTCTCGCAACCGAACGCGCTCGTCCGGCTCGGCCAGCCGCGTCCCTTCCTCGGTGATGCCGTCCGGATTCGCCACCCACGACGGAGCGAACGCGGTCATCTGCTCGTCCGTCTCGCCCTGGTCGAACCGCTGCGCATGGTAGTCGGTCACCCCGAGCGGCGAGGAGATGAGCAGCCGCTTGCTCCCCGGGTGTGTGACGGTCATGGCGTTCAGTGACGCGCAGACCTCGGCCGACGGGTTCACCCCCTCGACGTTCCATTTCGCGAGCTCGTCGGCCGAGTAGCCGAGGCACCGAAATCCGCTCACCGCCCCGATATTGCACGCGAAGACCTTGAAGCCGCGCGGCTGCTCGAGCAGGGAGATCGTGCCGCCCTTGGTCGAGAACGGGACGCCCAGCGCGCGCAGGAACGATTCCAGCAGAACGATACGCTGCTCGGCTTCGTCCTTCCGCGCCGACACGAACGCCCAGTAGTGCCGCTCGCCGGGCGGGATGCGCCACTCGCCGAACAGGACCTCGTTCAGGGCCAGCTTGCTCGAGGTGTGAGATTTGGCCCCGCCGCGACCCACACGGCCGATTAGAGCGGTCCGGCCCGAGTCGTAGAGCTGCTGAGCCTTCGCTCGCCAAAACGCTGTGAGCGGGTGGTGGCCGGACGCGGCGAGCTTGTCGTCGAGGAGGGCGAGGGAAGCGAAGGTCGCGGGCACCTACTCAGCGCAAGCTCCACCCTCAACCAGCTCGTACCCGAAATACTCCTCCCCCTTCGACCAGAGCCGCACGGTCTCGCCACCCTCAGCGCACGCCCGCGAGTTGTACCGAGCGAAGCACCCCGAATCGACCTCAACCGAAGTAACCCCGGTCGCCTCGTTCGCCTCGAGCGCCATGCCTTCCGGAACCGTCACCTCGACGTAGCTGAGCTCACAGTGCCCGGTGTGTTCCCGGACCGCCTCGCCCACCTCGGACGGCACCGAGCAGCCGCCCAGCACCGCCGCGAGAATCACCGCGCAGGCTAGCCCGCACAGAATCACCAGCAGCGCACGGAAATCCACGTCAGTCGTCATTGTCCCTCTCCTTTTCGCGTCGGGCAAGCTCCGCCTCACACGCTTCGATCACGAACGCACCGAGCGATTCCTTCTCGCGCAGCACCGAGCACCATCGGTTCACCTGCGATCGCGGAGCGGGTAGCTGCACGTTGACCCGCTTCGTGGTGTGACGGTCGCTCATTGGGCGTACGCGTTGTACTGGTCGATCCGGTCCTGCATGAGCTGCAGGAAGCTCGCCGGAGCAGCCTTCAGGTTCTTCCAGCCGCTCACCTTGGCCACCAAGTCGTGGCACGTCCCACGGCGAGCAGAGCGGCTCATTTCGTTCGCGATCGTATAGGCGTCCTGGAGCAGCCCGAACTCGAGCGCGGTGTGCAGGAGCTCGAAAAGCTTCGAGGTGTCGGTTTTGGACAGGTCGATCGTGTTCATGGGTAGTGGTATACAGCTTGTTGTCTACCACGTCAACAGTGAATCGACCGAAACCTCCGGCCAGCTAACGCCTGGCCAGCTCCTGCAACGCGAACGACCCCCACGCCCATACGACGACAGCGGTAGCCACTGAGAAAACCGCAGCCGCAGCCCCCCTCAGCCCCGGGCTCTTGCCGTCGCGGCTCGTGCGCCACAGCCCAGGAAGCACCACGAGCAGCATCGAGCAGTAAATGGCGTACCGGAAGCCGCTCACGACGCCCCGCCACGCTCCCGGAGCTCCCGGGCCATGCGCTCCACGGCCGTTTCTGTCCCGACTGTAACCGTACCGGGCTGGGCGTCGAGGCCGAGGAGCTTGGCGCGGCGCTCGAGCAGCGGGACGAGCGCTCGGCAAGCATCAAGCTTCGCCTTCGCCATCGCGATCTCGTTGACCGCGTCGTCGTCCGCATCCCCGCTCCTCGGGAGCTCTGTCCTGATGACCCCCAGGACGTGCTCCAGCGCCTCGTCAAGCCGAGAAACGTCCTTTTCCCTGTGATTCTCGACCGAAACGCGCCTCATAGACCAATTCTGAACCGACGAACCGACTCCGGTCAAGGGGGGATGGGGGGATCAAGGTGGCATTCCAAGCCTCATACATGAGAGGTGATCGATCTGATCAGCACGCATTAGCGAGGCATGACATCCCCCCACTATCCCACCATCCCCCCTGCATCCCCATTTCCGGGACTGGCAGAGACGGCCCACTTATTCACGCCGCCGCTTGTCACAACAGATTGAAATGACACGCCATTTCGCCACTTGTTGCGCCATTTTCTGAGCCTGTAGCCCAGAAGCCCAGCAGTGAGCTTCCGGCCATCAGCGATGAGTTCGAGGGCGCTCAGCAGCTCCTCGTCTCTTGGCTCTGGTGAGTGAGTCCTGGTTGCCGTGCCGTAATCGACCGCGTAGCGCACCACCTCCGAAGCCTTCTTTTCTTCCGCCCCGAAGCACTTCGCCCAGGCCACGATGAGCGTGTCGAGCTGGTCAGACTCCTGGTCGGCGTGCACGCGCAGCTCGTCCTGGGTCACGACCGGGTCTGGCATCCCAGCCCAAACGAGGACCGACTGAATGCGCTCGGACCAGGACTCGTAGCTGCCGAGCGGCCGGACTGTCTGCCTTGGGCGGCCGGCTTGCTCGTACCCGAGGAGAATCGTGAACGCTGCCGATAGGAGTTCGCCGCGCATTTCCACGGCCGCCGCTGGCAGGTCGTGCTTCCAGCCGGTGCGCATCTCGGGGCGCTCAGGCGCGGCAAGCCTTGAGTTGAGCGAGCGGCGAACGAGGTCGGTCGAGACCATCGCGTTGTTGCTCGAGACGAGGAACACGGTCCGGATTGGGACCTTCATCTCCTTGTTCAGGCCGAGCACGCGGTTCTGAAACGACTCGCCGGTTAGAACCATGTCGAGCGTCGCGCTCTTGAGCGTGCCGTTCACGTTGTCGAAGAGAATCATCGGGTAGCCGCCGATGCCGATGCCGAGCATGATCTTTCCCCACTCCTCGTCCTTGTCCGGAACGCCGCGACGCGGAAGCTTGTTGCCGGTCAGGATCGCGCCGATGGTGTCGCAGAGCAGCGTTTTGCCGCTACCGCGGTCGTTCGCGTCGAAGATGAACATCGGCACGGGTCCACGAATGGCCGGGCGAGCGAGCACCGACAGCAGCGCCGCGAACCAAACGCTACGATGCTCGGGCCGCTCGAATGGAAACTGGCCGATGATGTCGTCGAGCTTCGCGCGGGCGTTCGCTACGTGGTCGGGCGTGATGCACGGTGGGATGTCGAGCCTGATGGTTCCGGTCGAATAGCAGCGCGTCTGCGCGTCGTACCCAACGCCATCGAACACGCTGCCGTTCGGTCGCAGAACAGGCCAGCTCACCATCGCGTCAAGCGGGCGAATGTGCGACCATTCTCCGCGGTCCATGAGTGTCTTCACCACTGGAGTCGGCGGATCGACCTCGACATCCGATAGTTTCGTCTTCCCTGTCGCCTCGGACTTCTTCTCATCCTTGCGCTTCGCGATGTACTGGCACGCCATCGTGGTGAGCTCGTAGACACGCGAGAACGGGATGATTCGCACGCGTGGCTCGCCCGTTGGAACGAACACGCCGCCCTCGCCAGGCTCCGGGTCGCGCACGATGTCCACGAGCCCGCCGCCGCGCTGGAACAGCTCGAGCTCCGAAAGGGCGGCTATGGTGGCGTCCACCACATCCACGCGCCTCCCCGGAAGCCGGATGATGTGGCGCCCGTCCTCGCTCCGCTCCGGCGGCGGCGGTTCGAAACCCTCAGCGAACGCCACGGGCCGCCCTCGAAGTCTTCAGCTTTCGATAGAGCGTCTTCCGGTTGATCCCGAGGATCTTGGCGGCTTGGCTTTTGCTCCCGCCAACTTCCTCAAGGACAGCCTTGATGTACTCACGCTCGATCTCATCGAGCGAAACCCTGCGCTGTGCCAGCGCCGACAAGTGAGGCATTATGGGAACATGTACCAATTCCGCCCCGTACGCGTCAACGCTTTCTGCAACAGCGAGGAAACGGCGGCGGGGAATCTCGCTACGAGGCCGTGGCGATCATGCGCCGACAGTGGGGAACTTGCGCGCGTGCCCCGGGTCCCGATCGAGCGCCCCCTGCTCGTACCATTCCGGCAGGGTCAGCTCGCACGGGTAGTACAGCGCGCGAAGCCCCATCAGCTCCCGGATCGCATCCACCATGCGCCGCCCGTGCTCGATGTCCTCGGGCGCGGATGTGATGCTACCGTTCAGGCGGCTTCTTGCGCGCATTCTTGTGCTCCCTCATCAGTGTCCTAAGAACGATCTCAGCCGCCCCGCTCGCATCCTCCGCGAACCAAACCTGCACGCCGTAGTCGTGCGCGATCTTGATTAGCGTTCCGATCACGCTCAGCGGCGAAATCTGCGAGCGGTACGCGCCGATGCTCACGTCGGTGTGCCGCGCCTCGAGCACGAGCGACCGCACCCGAAACGCCCGCATCCGCTCGACCTGCTCGACGAAGCGCGCGCGGTCCTTCCCGCAGCAGTGGACGAGGTCGGGCAGGCTCTTTCGCTCGATGCAGACCTCGGCGGTCAGGCCACGAAGCGAGTAGTCGCCGCACGGCAAAAAGCACCGCTCGGTGCGGATGCCGTCGAAGCGAAGCGGGAGCTGCTCGCGCTGGTCGATGAGGATGGTGAGCTCCTTGCCGACCATCTCGCGCGTCGATTGCGCCGGGACTTGCGGCGTGCATCGGCAGTCGGACCAGTGCAGTCCGCAGAGCGTGCAGTCGCTGAGTGTTTCCGGTGGGTTGTCGTCGAAGTCCACTAGCGCCCCCACCGCGCAGCGACCCGCTCGATCTTCTCCGCCTCGCGCTCGATTCCCTGAGCGACGTTCGGGTCGAGTGGCTCGAGCAGTCGCTGGTGCCGCGCGAGCGCCTGAGACAGAGCGAAGCCCTTCAGCCCCTTGGCGCGATAGTGCGCGATGATTTCGGCGGCGTGGCTCACTTGACGAACTCCACCGGCATCTCCCTCTCCGGATTCTCGCAAGCCAGCCGATGCACCCAGCAGACGCGGCGCCCCTTGTGAACGGTGAGCGCCGGCAGCTCGCACGGTTCCCCCTTGCGCTTCTCGCCCTTTCGCCCGAGGCCGCCCTTGTAGCCACCCGTGCAGCAAATCTTCGCCTCGCACTCAGTCTTTTCGTTGCGCACGCACCGCCTCCTTGACGTGATCCCACGCCTGCTGTGAATTGAGATCGCCAGCGTAGAGCTTTGCTTCGGCCTCGCGAAACGCCGCAATGAGCACGCGCCGCTTCCAGCACTCGACAATCGCCGCAGCGTGCGAGCGAGCATGCGGCGCCGCACTGGCCGGAATCGTATCGTACAGCCGCGCAAGGTACTGGCTCCCGACCGCGGCCCAGTGCTTCCTGTCTTCGAGGTAGCGTCTGATCGAAGCCGTGTCGAGCGGGGCCGGGAGCGCGCCGGAGAGCTCCTGAATCGCCTCGTAGACGAAGCGGTTCGCGTCGGCGTAGAAGTGGCGGGCGTCGAGGTCGCCTCCGAGCTCATCGATACCGTGAATCAGCGCGAAGCCGATGACCATGCCCTCAGCATCGAGATCGCAAGGTGGCACCCGCGCGTCCGTCTCGATGGTTTCGGACGCGGTGCAGCTGGTGAAGGCAACGGCTTTCACGCCTTGGCCCGGATGTGGTCTTCCCGACGCTGCATGACGAACGCCGTGTACCCACCCTGTCGAATCGCGACCGGGTGCATGAGCTCACCCGGTAGCGCCAACTCGACATCACCATCGACCACGCCGAGCGCGCTCATGAGTACAGTCCCGGGAATCCAGACCTCGCCATCACCGCGACACTCGCACTCGATGGCGTCTTCCGACTCGTCGTCCTTGTCGAGCGAAAAGAGCTCGATGGCACCTGCCGTGAACCGAATGCGCACGTCGTCGGACGACCGGCGAATCGCGCGGACCGATTCGCGCAACGCAGCGGCGCTCACCGTGGCTCGCCCGATCGGTTCCGGGATGCTCGAGATCACGTAGTCGAGCGGCGGGAAGTGTCCTTCCGGCTGCGTGCACGCTATCTTCACGCCGCCGGCCGTGAACGCGATGGCAGGTCCGCAGTGTTCAAGCGCGATGGCTCCCGTTGCCGATTGCACGAGCTTGGCAACCTCAGCCGGCAGGTTCACCTCGAACTCGCTCTTGGAATCGACGGCGAGCCTGGCCATGCTGATGCCGTCGGTCGTGGAAGCAACTGCCTTGCCGGAACCACCCTTGAGCTGAACCGAGCAAAGCATCGGCCGCGTTGTATCGGTCGCGACGGACCAGACGGTCGAGCGGATCAGTCGCTGGAGCTCCCCGTCGCCGAACTCCACACGCGTTCCGGTGACGCTCATGGCCGTCGGGAATTCCTCGGCGGCGACCGTCTGCAACTTGAACTTGCGGGCGCCCGAGCCCTTGACGGTGAGCGAGTTTTTCTTGAGCTCGAGCTGAACGGTGTCGCCGTCGAGCGACCCGACCGCGGCGAGCAGCTTGCTGGCGTTGGCTCCGAATGCGCCCGAGCCAGCCGCCGGCAGCGAGCCGCTCACCTCGTGGCGCAAATTCGTGGCGCGAAACTTGAGCTGACCCGACTTGGCATCGAGCAACACGTTCGCGAGAATGGCCATGGTTGAGCGCTGGTCTGCGACCTTGGCGCATGGCTCGAGTGCGGCGACGAGTGCCTGGCGGGAGACTTCGATCACGACGCTTCCTCCAAAGAACCCTCGAGGTAAGCCACTTGTTCCTCGAGCTCGCGGATCTCCTCGGCGTACTCCGCGAACACGCCAGACTCTTCCAGCTCATCTGCCAGTTTTCGCAGCTTCAACTCGTGGCCAGATTCCGTCATGTGGAACGGAACATCCGGACCGAACCCCGAGAACCGGAGCACGTCGTGTAGCTGAATCAGATCGATCATTGTGCGGCGTCTCCAATCAGGTCGAGCAGGGATGTCTGCCGGTTCGCATTGCGAAGGTTCGCGACTGCTTGCTGGAAATAGGAGGGCTTGAGCTCGTGCATGACCGCTCGCCGGCCCATTCGGAGCGCGCAGAACGGCGTCGATCCGATGCCGCCGAACGGATCGAAAACCACGTCTCTCGGGTTGGACCAGAGCTCTACGCACCGCTCGATCACTTGCGTTTGCAGCGGGCAAAGATGCGCCTCATCTTCTTCCTCGCGAGCGCTTCTGGCCTGGAGTGTCTTTGACTGCTCGATGTCCATCCACACCGGGCTCGCGACCTGCTGCCATTTGTCGACCGGGTAGGTTTCGTCGGTGTGCGTGACCGGCTCCGGGTTCTTCCCCGGCCGACGGAACGCGCACAGGTAGTCGAGAATCCCCGTGCGGCTCATCGTCGAGTCTTTCTTGATCTGCTTGTGCAGCAGGCCTAGCGCCTTCGTGCGCTGCATGGCGGTCACTGGGTCTTTCCAGATCGCGGTTTCGCTGTGGAAGATCCACCCGCCACGCTCGAACGAGCGCACCACTTCGCCGCGAAAGTCCTTGAGCCCGATGAATCCGTCCTTCGTCTTCGTACTCGGCAGAATCATGCAGTGAACCGCCGCTATGCGCCCCGGGATGGTCACGCGCAAAAGCTCGCGCGTGAAGAACTCGAACTGCCCGAAGAACTCGCCCTGTGAGCGGCAGTTCCCGAAGTCTCTGTCGCTCGCGCTGTACGTGAACAGCGACGCGAACGGGATGCTCGTGACTGTCAGGTGCACGCTTGAGTCCGGCATGGATTTCATGAGCTCGACGCAGTCGCCGTTTGCCGCCGCCCAGTTCTCGCCCTGCTCGTAATTCAACGCATCGATCACGCGGCCACCTCCGTTTTCAACCACTCCGGCCAACTTGCTCTTACGCTCGGTCGGTACTCGATAGTTTCTCGCGCCGCACTTTCGAGCGACTCGCGAACGAAGGCTGACACGTGCCGGCCGGTCTCGGCCGTGAGCTCCTCGGCCTTCGCCATCTTCGCTTTCAGGTTCGCGAGCACTGCGCCCTCGAGCTCACTCGTAACGATGTGCACGTCCACTTCGCCTTGGACTCCGAATCGCCACGAGCGACGGACAGCTTGATAGAACTGTTCGAACGAGTGCGTCACACCGCAGAACACGACCGTTTGCGCGAACTGCAAATTCAGACCGAATCCGCAGATTGAGCTTTTCGAAACGAGTACGCGAGCCGAGCCCGAGACGAACCGCTCTATAGCTGACTCCTTCTCCTCGTCCGACTGCGAGCCGGTGACCTCGACGGCTCCGCGGATTGCTTTCGTGAGCGCAACCGACTCCGTGTTCAGGTCTGCCCAGACGATACACTGCTGGTCCGTCGCGTTAGCCACGCCAGCGGCGAGCATCACTCGCGACTCAAGCGTCCCGCGCCGCGCCGCGCGCTGTTCCGTCAGTCCCTCGGCTTCCTGAACGAACAGCATTCCGGCTCCGAGCGCTTGCGACTGGTCGGCCTTCACGATGTGCTCGTGGTAGCGGAGCGGCGGGAGCACGTAGCCCGTGTCGTCGCAGCCGATGTCGCTCGGAAGCTTGACGATCGCTCCCCAGCTCGATACCCAGCGCCAGAACGCATCGCGCGCGTGGCCCTTGAGCCGCCAGGTTTTGGTGTCGCCCGTGTCGTTGATGAAGAACGTGGCGAGCATCTCGCTGTGCCTCATGATGCCGAGGAACTCCGCTTGCCCACCGAGCTCCGTGTGGTCGTTCGGGCTTGGCGTAGCCGTCGCCGCAAGCCGGAACGGCGTCTCGCGGAACTTGTCGATCAGCGCGACACGAGTGGCCCCGTCGAGTGACTTCAGGATCGATGCTTCGTCGAGAGCCACGCCGCCGAGCTCGGCCGCGTCGAACTTGTGAAGCTTCTGGTAGTTCGTGACGTTGACGCCGGGGCGAAGGTCGGAGCCAGACGAGCAGACCGTGAGCCCAGCTCCGAGCTTCTCCGCCTCGCGCGCGAACTGCTGAGAGGCGGCGAGCGGGGCCAGGATGAGCGTCGGCTTACCGGTGTGCTCGGCGACTACGCGCGCCCACTCCAGAACCATCCATCCCTTGCCGAGTCCAGTGTCGGCGAAGATTGCTGCTCGACCGCGACGGAGCGCCCATGACGTGAGTAGTCGCTGGTGCTCCTTCAGCTTCGGGCTGAGCGCATGCACAGGCTCGATTCCTGTGCGCGGGACGACCAGCGCTTTGCTGGCCAGGAAAGCTTCGTAATCCATCAATTCCCCTCCATCCTATCCCTGAGCCTCTCCGCCTCCCGCCTCGCATCGTCCCGCTCGGTCGTGAGCCGCACGATGTGCTCCGCGGTGTCTTCGGAGTGAATCGTATCCACGAGCCGCAACCCGCCGAGCTTGATTCGGTGGCCGCGGGACTTGTAGAGCGCGAGGCCGAGCAGCGCCACGAGCGTCAGGAGCGCGCCGATTGCGACGAGGCCGACCGCTGCGACGAGCTCCACGTCAGCCCCTCACCGGCAAAATCCCGCACGGGAACAGCACGGAAAGCGTCGCCGGGACCCAGTCCGCCTCGGTCAGAAAGCGCAGCCAGCCGACGAGCGCCGCGATGAAGAGCAGGAACAGGAACGCGTAGAGCAGCCGGTGCGCGCCGGACGAGTCGGTGAGGACTTGGCGCTCGAGAAGGCCGGTGTAGGTGGGGTCGGTCATCGACGAGCAAGGCTGCCACGCCCCGCCCGCGGCTGTCAAACTTTTTCTTGCGCAACCTTGCCCGACCCGCTAGGCTGCCCGTCGATGAGTAAGACACCCGTACTGTACGCACACTGCTCGGCCGGATTGCTCGAGGAGGCGAAGCGCGAGGCCCGGAAACGGGA